AGACACGATTAAGGCAGAAAAGAATTTGGAAAGTAATGCATGGACACCAGAACGAGAGAACGCAGAACAATGGGCAGACGAGATGTCAAGAAAAGAATTTGAAAAGAAATTCGATAATGCTTGTATTAACGGTGGAATGGATAAACTATTCTACGAAGTTCTAAATAATATGTCGAGTTATGAAGTTCAAGAACTAATGGTTGATCTAGTGGCTAAGGAGAATAGCTAATGACTACTGCTCAATCATGGCAGCTTGATATTGATACTGAAAACTTTGTGGACAAGGTGTGGCCTATTATCAAAGAACATATTAGGGGTGGATATCTTATTACGACTGAAACCTCTGACACTTTCGACAAAAAGAATATACAGACTTCGTTAGACAAACATAGTTGTATTGACTTTATTCAAGTTTTAGAAGGTAAAGGTGGATGTTATGGCATCACTGCTAGAATACAATATGACGACAGACAGCAGGAGAAGTATGAGACATTTACCATTAGACTAAAGAGAAGCAGTGGTATTGATACTGAATTCACAAAACTTAAAAGGATATTTAAAGACGAACTATCAATGAAACCAGCTTTTACGGTTCAAGCTTTTTTGGCAACGAAGACTGGAAAAGTAAATAGAGTTGCGATTATCAGAACTAAAGATTTACTTGAAGCTATCCATAATAGAGATTGCGAAACAAGAGTTGCAAAGGATAAGAGAACTGGTCAAACGGCTACGTTTGCTTGTCTTGAATGGACGAAGTTACAAGAGCTTGGTTATGGAGTTAGGATAATTCACTGTTAAGCCATTTTCGGATGCTGGGGCGGGGCGTTCCCGCCCTGGCATCACTCCTTTTACAAGGATGATGATATGAAAGTTGATTTATACAACCAGTTAAAATGTCCAAAGTGTGGACTAAAATATGGTGACCCGTTATATTCAGTAAACACAGAGAATGTTTGTTACGAGTGTTACCTCTTTAAAGTTTATTCAAAACATGACAGAAGAGAACGACAAACCAAAACTAAGGTTGCCAGATTGGATAGAAGTGCAACTAAATAAGTCTAAAACGAAATGCCCAGACTGTATGTCTCCTATTAACAACTATAAACCAAAGGACATTGTTAGAAGTATTGGGATTCGCAAGTCATCTATGACAGAAAGAATAGATTCTACTGTACTATTTTGCGAGATAAGATGTCCTAAATGTAATTATGATTTCATACTAGAAATGTCACCAATAGATGTTCAAGAGTTTTGCATTATAACGTTGGGAGAAGGTATCTTAATGCCATTCCCATCTAAGATTGATAATAACGAAAGTAAAATTAATAATATTGATTTATTAAATATGAAAGCATTCTTAGAAACCAACGATGACTACTATAAGTTCTTAAAGTTTATTGGTTTAACAACTGAACAACTGAATGAAGATGCACATATTTCACTCGGTAAGAACGATAATTATTGGGAACAGAAAAACAATAAGCAAAATAAACAAAAAGAAATTATCGAAGAAGTTATTAAAGCCTATAACCTTGTCAATGACGGGTGGACGATAATAACTGAATGTTTAACGAACGACAACGCAAACGTTTTATATCATCTAATGAATAAAAAAGGCATTAAATAATGGAATTAAGAATAAATATTTCGTTAGGCATTGATGAAGCTACTATAAAGATACCAGACTTCGGTATTGATATACACTTAACAGATAACATGCTAACAGATATTAGCTTTATTACAAAAGAATTTAATGATACAGTTTTACCTGCACTAGAAGAATTCAAACAACAAATTGAAACTCATTGCGAAATACAGGAGAATAGATAATGCATATATTCTTCGCGTGCGATCTGGACTAACGCTGTCAATTTGTATAGGATATATATGGTGGCACTTGCAAACAAACTGTAAAAGGAGATAACTTATGACACCAGAAGAGAGAGCAGAGAAGATTATAACTAAGATCGATGATGCAGCAGATGAATTCAGACCTTTTGTAGCAAAAGCAGATTGGTGGAAGCCATTTGAAGATAAAGAAGACCCAGATGCTTTAAGTGGGTACCAAATAGAAATAGCTATCTACTATGGTGGTATAAGAATAGATCGAATAAGCGAATCTATTCCAGACATAGAGTCAATGGTTGGAGATATTGAACCAAGCAAACTTCTTAATATAATAGTTAGTAATGAGACTCTAAAAGAAATAACAATGAACGAAACAATGTTAAAACTGATAAGATTACTACAGGAGAAGAAATAATGTTAGAAACTATATCGTTAATATGTTTAGTAGCATTTACTTTGTCTATGTTACAAAGTATATTTGTAATACTCAAAACGGATAACCATTATATAGACGACGAACATCATGATGACTATGATATGTATGCATGCGTTAACTGTAGAGAACTGAATAATATTTTTACCATCCTAGCTAAAATAAGTTTAATAATGTTAATAGCATCCGGCTGTGGTTACTTATTTTTCATATAAAAGATCAGGAGAAATAACAATGTTTGAATGGCTAAAACATAACTGGAAGACCATTATCCACGTAGCGACTATTGGTGATAACGAATATAAGATGAAGTTTACTGAATGTCCTACTTGTCATTGCCTTACAACTATCGTCAGGGGTAAGGAGATAGTACTTAATAAGCAATATTCAGGCATAGTAAGAAAATACAGGGAAGAAAGCTAATGAATAAAACCATAATCATCATAGCCGTAACAGCTATTACGGTATTCTTTCTAACGGCGGCGATACTTATATAGTGGACCACGAACCAGAACTATTCAGATGCAAGGTATGCGGAGAGGAGAATGGCAACAAGGCTTACTTTGTTGGGAAACTATGTTATGCATGTCATCTTGATACTTACATCCCAAAATCATATAAGCGTCGTGAGAAGTATGTTCATATAGCAAGCCTTGGACACGCAAATGCAACAAAACATCCACCTCTAGGAGTATCTTTTCTTGACCAAACAAGGACAACTATAGGGGAAATAGCATTAAACAGCAAACAGAGACCAAGATGGTAGATGATTACGTCGTAAAAAGCGTCTTATTATTAGAGAGTCTTACATACATGCAACTATTGTGCTTATCCATGAAGTTTTTTGACCTAAAGAAATATAGAGAAATAGCCGAAGAATTAAATATAGAGATAACATCAGTACAATCTCACATAGATAGGGGTAAACAGAAGATAAAAGACGTGGGATTAAGTATAAGAGACTTTAAACAAGGGGACAGACCTAAAATGATGCTTACTGATGACCTTGATACCCTAGATTGGAAACAAATCTGGTAATGGCTAAAAGACAAAAGAAAACTAAGTTACAAAAGAGTAAAGAAGACAATAACTCCAAGTACTGGAGAGTTAAAGCTGACAAAAGATGGTCTGAGATTGTACGTTCTGTAGGTAAATGCGAAATTTGTGGTTCCAAGGATTTTTTAAACGCTCATCACCTTATAAGTAAGAAATTTAAGGTCCATCGTCATAACTTGAGTAACGGATTATGTTTATGCTGTAAATGTCATGTTTTTGACCTTAAGCATAGCCCACATTTAGCTGCAATACCGTTTGCTATATGGATGAAGAAGAATAGGCCATCACAATATGAATGGGTTGAGAGGCATAGTAGAATGGATAAAGATGTAGGACATGATTATAAGAGAGCTTTTGAAGATTTATCAGGTAAGCAGTAATGAGCGATTACGGCAAAGGCGATACATATCGTAAAGTAGACGGAGATAAGTATAGAGAGAACTACGAACGCATATTTGCAAAAAGTATTAAAAAATCGGCAAGAAATAAAGCTCTTAAGAACAATGAATACGATGGTAGACTATCTACAAAGGTTAAACCAAAGCACAAGAGTAATAGGCAAGAGAGACAAGAAGCAAAGAAACAACTAAGGGGAGAACAGTAATGGCAACATTAGCAACAATACTATTAATAATGATTATGATATCAGAGGATGTATGTAATGGCTAAATCAACTACCAATTGGGATAAACTAACAGAGAAAGAACGTCAGTTTATTATTCACTATCTTACTGACTGTAAGTTCAATGGCAGAAGTGCTGCTATTAAAGCAGGTTACAGCGAGAACTCTGCTGCATCTATAGCTAGTGAGAACCTTACTAAACCTAAAATACTAAAAGCAATTAATGAGAAATTAGATGAATATGGCTTAGTTCCAGAGAAGATTAGACAAGTATTGTATGAGATGATGAACACTTCAATTGATGACTTTGAGCCATATATCCTTGGAGATAAGACATTAAAGCAGTTAAAAGCTGATGGAGTGTCAATGAAGGCAGTTCAATCAGCAGAGATATCAGATAAAGGTAAACGGAGTATCAAGCTTGCTGACAGTCATAAGACTCTTGAGTTATTGATAAAGCTCTTTAATCTTATTGAGAATAAAATGACACTAGATGTTAAAGTTGAAGAAAAGGGATATCATGAGTTATCAGATGAAACACAGAAGAAGGTAATTGAGGAGCTTGGTGGTCCTGAGAATGAATCAGGAGACTAATTTGAGTTATACAAAATTCGTATTTGCATCAGATGTACATATTCCACATGAGGATAAGCGAGCATTAAAGATTTTACATGATTTCAGGAGACTTTAAACCTGATAGATTCATAGTGGGGGGTGATCTACTATCTGCTGACCAGGTATCATCGTTTCCAAACAATTGCCATGTAGACTTATCGGATGAGTTTGACCAAGCTAATTTCTATCTTGACCAATGGAAGCCAACTGACTTTTTAATGGGAAATCATGAAGAAAGGCTAAGTAGAGTAGGACTAGTCAAAGAGAACATGTTGAAGATGTTGGACCCAGTTAAACATTTAAAACTTAAAGAAAGAAAGGTTAAATATTTGCCCTATGATAGTGAGCGACCCCTGGTTATTGGAAAGCTTAAATTTGTGCATGGATTCTACGCTTCTGAATATGCGGCAAAAAAGCATGCAGACATATATGGCAATGTTGTCTTTGGGCACACGCACAGGATACAGTCCTTTCAAGCTAAGACTACTGCGACAAACCATTCGACTGGATTTAATACGGGATGCTTATGCAAACTAAGGCTACCGTATATAACTACTAACGGACCAACCGGGTGGGGCTTAGGCTTTGGATTTGGCTATGTTAAGAAAAATGGCAACTTTAGTATGTATTTGGCAAGGATAGTAAACAATAAAGTAATAATCAACGATAAAGAATACATAGGTTAGAGAATAACAATGGACATTAAAGAAGATAAAGAAATTACGATGATGAAGAATGCAGTATGTTATAGTTGCCTACATAGTAAGGATATAGCTAAAGAATGTCCAAACAACGGCATTTGTCTTATTCGCCAAAAATTAAAGGACATGTACACTAATAATATAAAAGATATGCCAGTAGTATCATCTGTAGTATTAAAGGCTCTTAAGGCTAAGGGCTTAGTGCCTGTTAATTGTCTAAAAGCAACAATAGAGATAGATAAGAACCAGTTGGTTGTTTTAAAGACAGAAAGTAATCCAAGTACTGAGATTTTGGCAGAAATATTAGAAACACTAAAGAGCTAATAATTCAGGACATGTACACTAATGCACGATCCTAAAGAACAGTTAGAGATAGAGCCTCAAACAAACGAGTGTAATAAAGATAATGAAAAGACCAGTAACGTCTCAGGAGATTTGGCTATTCGTCTTTCAGCAATTCGGCGTAAAGCTTCCCTACGCCATAGAAAGCCCAAGCCACAGTAGTCCGCTACTGTTTCTCACTGAAGCGTTCAACAATCCGAATAGAGACATTGCTGCTTGGTCATGCAGGTCAGGTGGTAAAACTCTAGTTGCTAGTATATTGGCAGCTATGGAGTACATGTTTACCGATAACCTACAAGCTAGGGTATTATCTGGCTCAGAAGACCAAGCCAAGAACCTCTATCAATATTGGGCTAATTGGTGTTATAACATCCCATTACTCAAGAATAGGCTAGAGTCAGATGTCAAGAAGGGTGAGACTATTGTTAAAGGTGGGAAGATAGAAATTCTTGCGGCAAGTGAGAAAAGAGTTAGAGGCCCAAAGATTCAGAGATTATATGAAGATGAGCTAGATGAGATACACCCAGACATAGATGCCTCTGCTGCTGGTATGATGGCATCCAGACCCAACTTACCTGCTTGTACTAGATATATGAGTACTTGGCATAGACCTAATGGCTTAATGGCTAAATTAGTCAATGAATCAGCTACTAATGGTGTATCAGTACATAAGTGGAATGTATTTGATATCATAGCAGGATGCCCAGAAGAACGTCATGAGAATGGAGTTGGATGTTTGTCTTGTCCTCTTAAGAACGTATGTGTGGGTAAGATGCAAGAGACAAAACCTGATTCTAATATAGGCATAGCATCTACTCATAAGTGCGGATTATATCAAATTGATGATGTTATTAAGGTTTATCAGAAGGTTGGGCTACAGAATTGGGAGGCAGAATATGAATGTAAGCGTCCAGTGGTTGAAGGACTTGTCTATCCGATGTTCGATGCTGTTATACATGGAACTGATAAAGTTCCAGACTATCTTACTTACTACAGATGCATTGACTGGGGCTATAGGGACTTTGTATGCTTATGGGTTGGTATGGACAAGTTAGAGAATCTATATGTCCTTGATACCTATAAAGCTCAGTCAGGTACAGTGAAACAGCATGCGAAATTTATTAATGCCCATAAAATTAAACACGTTAAAGATACATTTGTTGACCCTGCTGGCCGTAACAAGAACGACCAAACAGGCAAGAGTAGTATCCAAGAGATAGGTGAGTATGGTATCAAGTGTAGATATACCCTATCGGATAGGCTTCGTAATGTTCAGAATGGTATTCAAATGGTGAGAGCTATGCTGCAACCAGCAACAGGACCAGCTAAGTTACATTATTTGAGGACAGAGAACAATCAGACGTTTGTAAATGATATGCAGTCTTATATCAATAGAAAGGTAAATGACATCTATATTGACGACCCAGTGAAACCTCAAGACGCTGACCACATAACGGATTCCCTGAGATATCTAATAGTTAATATTAAAAGACAACAAGGCGTGGTAGTCAGTAGACTATCCGCACACTAGGAGTAATTAAATGGTAGACATTGGTGAGCAGACAGACTTCAACCCTTCAACGACTAATACTCTGTATGATGACTTTGCAGCGTCATGGCAGATGAACATGGACTTTGCTGAGATGTATCTTAATATTCTACAAGGTGGTAGTTATTTGGATGTATTCGGTGGTAAAGCAACAGAAGCAGCAAGTCAATATACTTGGCGAAAAAATAATAGCATAGCCTTGGATTTCGCAGCAGACCTTATTAACCTTAGAGTTGATAATATCTTTAGGACTGCTCCTGTACGTAGTTATGAAGACTCTCCATATGCTACATTTATTGAAGAGTTTCTTCAGGATGTAGATGGTGGTGGCTCAGATATTAATAAGTTTATGAAGAAGGCTCTAAGGAGCTACTACGTCAATGGCATTGATATAGTTGTTGACAAGCGTTCTAGCGACATACAGCCAGAGAACCTTGCTCAAGAGCGTGAGCTTGGCATTCGTCCATATCTAGGTATGTTTAGCCCATTGGAAAGAGTAGACTGGTCTGTTGACCATGGTAATAACTATCTATGGGTTAGATATGACCTTGGGATGTCTCCTTCAACTGATGAGTTGTTAAGTGATGAGCAATATCAGCAGTATATTACATTCAATAAGAATGAGTGGAGATTATATTCGCAAGTAGAAAACTCCGATAAAACATCAAGTACTTATGTAACCTCTGGTAATATTGGTATTAATGAAGTGCCAGTTGTACCTATGTATTTTGAGACTTCTAGTCGTAGTGACTTCCCTCTTATGCCAATATCATTATTGACAAGAATTAGTCCTATTGCACGTTATATTCTTAACTTAACATCTCAGGCTCAGCTTGACCTATATATCTCTGTAGCATTCATGGCGATTACTGGCATAGATGCTGATGATACACCAGGTGAGATAACCCCAGGTATTGTTTGGACCTTGCCTGAAGGTTCTACTGTAGAAGAAATGGGCAAGAATGTAGCCCCAGTTGTAGAGAAAAGAGAATGGATTAATCTTCTTATTGGCGAAATTTTAAGGCTTGGTAAATTAACCGGTGGCACAGGTGACCTTGAGGCAAGAGCAGCTAGTGGTGTGCAGGTAAGTTTAGAAAGGACGGACTTAGAGAATGAGATGCGTTCTACCTCCGAACAATTGGAAGCCACCGAAGAAGAAGTTATGAGATTGGCAGTCAGTAGAATGGTTGGTAGAAGTATTACCAAAGAAGAATTACAGTATAATGTGGAATATAATACTAAATTCATTACCCAATCTGTGAATGCTATCATCGAACAGGCTAAAGCATTCTTCGAGATTGGTGCAGGTCAGATTGCAGAGGCTTCACCAGACCTAGCTAAGATAGTTGTTACTAAGATTTTAGATGCTTTAGCTAAAGATGATGACTTAAACTATATGGAAGCTTGGGAGCAGATTCAGAAGGCAACATTTGTAAAGCCTAAAGAATTAGTGGCTGAAACAGATGGTTCTACAGATAAAGATGATATAGAAGGTGCTGTAGAAGATACTGTAAACAATGTATAACAACTTAATAGAGAATAGGAGAGCAACATGGGTGACATAACTGGAAAAGTGTGGGGAAATACCATGGAAATCATTAATAATGACGGCTTTGGTTTTCATCGTATATTTATTAAGAAGGGTGGATACTGCTCTAAGCATAAACATAATTTCAAGACCAATATGTTCTATTGTGAATCTGGCTTGTTGAAGATAAAAGTTTGGAAGAATGAATATGAGTTAATTGATGAGACAATACTAGAAGCTGGCGACCAAACGAAGGTTAAGCCAGGTGAACATCATCAATTTGAAGCCCTTAAAGATACAGTAGCATTTGAGATATATTACCTTGAAAGCCTAAATGATAAAGACATTGATAGAGAATCTGTAGGTGGGCAGAAATAATGAGATTAGAGAAAGACAATAAAATAATTGAAGTTGATATTTCAAGTAGGATGGATAAAAGAGAGATGAAGCGTATGCTTCGTACTGGCTGGAAGCAGCTACCAGATATAGTAGTTGTAGAGGATGAGTTAGTAGAAGAAGAGGTTATAGTAGAGGTTCCAAAAGGATATGACCCAGTAGGATATGCTGAAAGAGAGCCTGTAGTAGAGCCAGAGCCAGAGCCAGAGCCAGAGCCAGAGCCAGAGCCAGTAGTAGACAAAAGACCTATTATCTTAATGGTCTATAGGCGTATTCAATATGGTGGCACTCCAACTATATTTGAAAGTATTGTAAGAGACCTTAGCCATAAGTATAGGTTCTTTGCATGTTGTGCATCTATAGATAAGAAGCACCCTGATATGAGAATATTTGAGAAGTACACATCATTTGATTGTACTGCTGATAAACTAGCTATACAAGCAGCCAATTATGCTAAGAATATAGGTGCTGCTGTAATACATTCATCTCTATCTGGTCACCTTGAACGAGAGCAGATGAAGTCAACCAAAGTACCTGTATTATCTCATGTCTATAATTATCAAGGATTTGGTAAGCCCAATCATATCGGTAAAGAACAGAAGGGTATAGTTGTTACTGACTCTTTCGTTACTAAGGAGTTGGCCGATAAAATTCACTTCCCTATTAAATTCTTACCATATAGTCCATCTTCTAAGTTCAAGCCAATGGATTCAGTTCGTGCTAACATAGGCATTCTGGGTAGATGTTCAAAAGAGAAGCAGATAAACCATTTTTCTATTATTGCCGCAAAAATTAGAGAGGACCATCCAGGAGTAAACTTCATTTGGGTAGGTGGACAATCAACTGACGATGAGGCTGAGATGTTCGGTAAGATAATGAATGGGGAGATAGCAGCAACTTCTATGTCTATGCATCCAGAGCGTTGGCTTGCAGGTATGGACTTGGTTCTAGTCACTAGTTCTAAAGAAGGCGGTCCCAACTGTGCTGCCGAAGCATTGGCCTGCGGTATACCCATCATAGGCTACGACGTTGGCATGCTTAAATATTGGAAAGAAGAGGGATTACCTGTAACTATAGTTAATAATAAGATTGAGATGATTGCTGCTATTACTAAATTTTTGCAATATAAAGAATTACACCACAAAGATAAAGTAAACTACTTTGATTGCGATAAGATGGTTAAAGAATATGATGACTGCTATACAAATCTTATTACTAGTAACTTTAAGGATGTACCCAGTTCTCCAATGGAGACAGTAACAGTATGCAAAGTTAATCATGCACTCGTAAGACCAACAATGGATGCTATTTCAGATGCATTAAAAGACTACAAAGTAAAGATATGGGCTTGGTCTAAGATTGAACCTCCTCATGTTGCTGATGTAACATTCTTCTGGAACGGTACATCTTTAGCTCATAGAGAACTTGCTAAGACAATATTAGAGAGAGGCGATAGGGTTATATTCGTTGAGCATGGTTGGTTACCTCAGACTTCTACGGTACAAATGGATATGGAGGGAGTTAATGCGAATGCTAGTTGGTGTAAAGAAGAGCTAACTTTTAGAAAAGGTAGACATGTTAAGGTCACTGATGGACGCATGTTGGTTATATGCCAAAGGGATAATGATAGTCAAATACGGATGCATAGTCCTTTCTTCTCTTGTATGAGAGAATATCTTGAGCATTTAAGGGATAACTCTGAATTAGATATGGTAATTAGACTGCATCCTAGATCGCCAGTCCTAGAAATACAAGAGTATCTTGATGTAATAGTTAATGCTGACAATATGACTATAGATGGCAACAAGGATTTATCGCTCAGCCTGTCCCAGTCATCGTGTGTGGCAACAATTAACTCAGGGGTAGGGATACAGACTCTTCAAGCAAAGAAACCTCTCCTGGTGTATGGTGAGGCGATTTATCGACATCCAGGAGCAGTATATTGCATGGACCCTGATTTTACTAAAGATGTTACTACAGAACTACAGACAGAATGTAGTTTATATTCAAATGCACAGACCAAGATGCTAGAGAGAATAATGGAACATCAGCTCACTATAGGTGATGATGGTCTAAAAGAATTTATATTAAAGGCTTTGGGAGAATAACAATGAGTGAAGATTACGGCATAGAAGACGATAAGGCTCTGAAATGCGGTGTCAGACAAGTACATAGAAACCTCAATGGAGTAGACGAATATCATAGAGAGCGATATTCATGGGCTATTAAATACATCAATAAAAGCGATACTGTATTGGATGCAGGTTGTGGCATTGGTTATGGATGTAAGCTATTAGCTCCTGCTTGCCAAAAAGTATATGCATTTGATTATTCACAAGATTCTATTAATTTCGCAAAACAATGGTACGGTAATTATGCTTCATATGATGTTGCTGATGTACAAGCATTATATTCACACGTATGGCCTGATAGCAAGAAAGTTGAGTTCGATGTTGCTACCTGCTTTGAGGTTATAGAGCATGTAGAGTCAGATGACTTGGCTATTAAATCATTATATGAAGTTATTAAACCAGGTGGGAAGCTTATCATATCAATACCACAAGACGGA